AGGGAATACGTTGGCGTAGCAATTTTTGGTAAAGGCATAATATCTTTATAAAAATTTCAGTGTATTATATATACAGGTTTTCTTAACGTAGCAAGGCTTCCACTGCACCACCAGCAATATCTCCTATAAGATCATTGCCAGTCAATCTATCAACAGCCATATTCGCAAGACCACCAGCAAAGGATGCCATATTAAATCCTGACTGTCCAATTGGATTAAGTAGAGGATCTCCTGCATTTCTATTTGCTGGTGTATTACTATACCTGGAATATGTAAATGAAACATTACATTTTAGCAGTGATGATGAATCATATGTCACAGGCATTGAAGATATTGACAATGGGTATGCATTAATAAAGGTATATGTAAGAGGTATTGATCTTCTTATTCTATCAGCACTACCCCTCTGTGCTTCTATATTCTTTTCAAACTTAGTTATCTCCAATGATCCCTTGTACATATTAGGAAATCTCATTCTGTAATAGAAATCCTCATTATGAGTATCTCTTTCTTCATTACCAATATATTGTATCCACGCTTCAAAATATCTGATAGGTAAATACTCTACTGCATCACAATAAAATGTTAGATCAATACGATCATCAAATACTCTACGATGAACGTGTCTCTCTGTGACACCAGTAAAATCATTAAGTAGTTCAGTGGTTGCTAAATTAGAACCAGGCAATGATGTATCAGAACACATTAAGTTTAATCTATCTCTCTTCTCACTAGGAAGACCTCCTCTTGTTAACTCAACAAGTCCCTGTCTACCAAGATACTCCGTAAATTTCCCTGATCTATCCCCAAACTGTCTTGGGTCCCCAATCATTACTTGGAAATGGGACGTAGTAGCAGGGTTTAGTAACTTAGCTTTAACTTCTGAAAGAGATCTACCTCTAGGTTTGATGGTAGCCATTTATAAATACTATTTGACCTTGTATATTATGTATATAAGATAATGGGTAAAAGTATTAAAAGTAAGTACAAACCTGAGAATCCCACCAAATATCAAGGTAATCCTAATAATATTATCTGTCGTAGTAGTTGGGAACGAACATTTTGTAGATGGGCAGACAGAAGTAGGGATGTAGTCTCATGGGCCTCTGAAGAATTCAGTATACCATATGTCTCACCTAAAGATAATAAAGTTCATCGTTATTACCCCGACTATCTAATCAAAGTAAGAGAGAAAAACGATATAGTTAAAAGTTATGTGGTAGAAGTTAAACCCCAAAAACAATGTATGCCACCAAAGAAAAGATCAAGAGTGACTAAATCATACATCTATGAGTGCGAAACCTTTGCAATCAACCAAGCAAAGTGGAGAGCTGCAGCAGAGTTCTGTAAGGATAATAGTATTGGTTTTAAAATTGTCACAGAAAACGAATTAGGTATCAAATAATGGGAAGAAAAACCCTCCAACAAAGAAGAGAAAGAGATGCTGCTAGAGAGCAAGATGATTTTGGTTTCAGTGAAGAAACTGATGTAGAAATTAATCGCATCGTAGGAAATGACATCAACCTTAGAACTAATGATCCTGAAGATATGATGTTGGAAATAATGGAATTATTAAATGATACGGTAACACCAATACCTGACGTAGGAAAATTCTATACCTTTGTTTATACTCCTAAAACACCTAACATAGAATACGATCAACATCCACTTGTTGCTGTGACAGATATATTCTCTTGGGGATTCCGTGGTCTTAACTTTCATTGGCAGAAAGCAAGGAATTATACTTGGAATGAACTAGCAGGACAACTCTATGTTGTTAACTGGATAGAACTTGATGACCTTATGGCTATACCTTATGCGAAATTTCGCCTAAATAAATAAAAAGTCTTATATATGGGACAAGCAAACTCCAATAGTTGGGTAAGAACAAGTACAAAAGACGACGGTACTAAGTTTCAAACTGCATACAGAACAAATACTGTATGGAGTGATGATCCTAATGGTGTTCCAAGTCCAGGTTCTTTTACAACAAATTTACAAGTAGATAGTGTTGCCATAGATTCTGGTATTACTGGTGGTGGTACTAATGCCACTTGGAGTACTGGAGCAAAAAGAAGTGTAGGTTCTGGTGGTATATGGGAAAGAATTTATAAGGACGATGCTGCAACTGATAAAGGTTTTGTCATACCAGATTCTGGTTGGGATGACTTGATGGATAGAGGAAGTAATTTCCAATCCCAAGTCAATAATAATACTGCAAATTCAATAGCAAAAATATTTAATTCTAAACCATTTGGTCAAGGATTTGGATTAAATACCAATGCAGGTGCAATGAAAGAAGTACTAAGAAGTCAAGGTACTGGTAATATAGGAAATGAAGAGAAAGATGGTGATGCTGGTATAAGAACTCAACCATTAACTGGAGGAGAAGATGATAAAGACACTAGAAAAAGACCATATAATAGCAACATACCCCTATATTATCCAGTTGCATTAAGAAATAATAGAAGTCAAGACAAATTAAAGATATCTGTCTTAAAGTATGCACCCAGAAAAGCAGGTGACGTTTTATATAAACTAGGAGACAGACCAAGCAGAAGACTCGTAGAAGGTTCAGTATTTCTACCAGTTCCAGGTGGAGTTGGTGATCAGAATACAGTTAGTTGGGGTCCTGATAATATGAACCCTGCAGATTTAGCACTTGCTGGTATGGCATTTGATACTATTCGCACAGGGACCTTTGATGCTCAAAAAGCACAGGATACTATAACAGATGCAGCATCAAGTCCAGAAACAAAATCAGCATTAGCAGCTATCTTTACTAAATCAGCAGGAATAAATGGTAATATTCTAACAAGAAAGACTGGTTCTGTTGTCAATCCAAATATGGAATTGCTATTTAATGCACCATCACTAAGACCATTTGCATTTACATATAGAATGAGTCCTAGAGATAGAGGTGAGAGTGTTATGGTTAGAAAGATAATTAGAATGTTCAAACAATCAATGGCAGTGAAAAGAACAAAGAGTACATTGTTCTTGAAATCACCTAGTACATATCAACTTGAATGGAAAAATGGTCAAAGTAGGAGTAAAAACCACGAATATCTACCAATGATAAAGGAGTGTGCTCTTACAGGATTCAATGTAAACTACACACCTGATGGCAACTATGCCACCTATGATGATAGTTCAATGATTAGTTATGAACTACAATTTAGTTTCCAAGAACTAGAACCAATATACAATGATGATTATACTAAAATTGATGGCAACAGCGACACTCACATAGGTTATTGATATGGGCAATCCTTACTTCAGAAACATACCAAACTTTGAGTATGTTAATCGTACCAAAGACGGTCAGTTTATTTCAAACTATACCCAGGTAAAAAACTTCTTTAAGAAAGGGAAGATGAGAGAAGACATCTTCCAAGATCTAACTGTCTTTGAAAAATATAATGTCAAAGGTGATGATCGTCCTGATAATGTTGCCAATGAAATCTATGGAGATCCTACCTTAGATTGGGTAGTTCTTACAGCAAATAATATTATTAATATCTACAACGAATGGCCACTAACACAGCAAGTATTTGAAGATTATATATTAGATAAGTATGATACATATGAAAAACTTGATGAGACACATCACTATGAATCAAATGAAGTTAAGGATACTTCAGGAGTTATAATCTTCCCCAAAGGTGTTAAAGTTAGTGCTGCACAAAGTGTAAGTTATTATGAACCTATGACTGATGAACAAATAACTGTCAATCCATTATCAAAAGCAGTTACAAATTACCAATACGAAGAAGAAATAAACAATAAAAAGAGACGTATCTTCTTACTTAAACCCGCATACTTAAATGTTGTGTTTGATGACCTAGAAGAAATGATGGAATATAAAAAAGGATCCACTCAATATGTGAGTGAATCCCTAAAACGTGCTGAAGATCCTAGACTTTTCAGTTAGGTTTCTGCTAACTTCTGGAAGTAACTAAGAGCATCATCTTCATCATTAGATGTAGAAGTTGCTGTCTCAACCTGTCGTGTAGCAACAGTTCGTGCATCATCCTCTACTGCAACTTCTTCGTCAAGACGAGGACGTTGAGCAGGTTTCTGACCGAGTACATACTTCAAACGTTTCTGAAGATCATCATAAGACTTGAACTGATCAGGAGCAACTACTGCAGCAAGAGAATATTCCTTCTTCCATAATGCTTCTAGTGCATCGTCATCATCAAGGAGTGGTGATACTTCAGCAAACTCTGACTTGTCATAGTTCCAGTACCCATCCTTCTTAACAATCTTCAACTTGAAGTTTGCACCTTGCCAGAAGTCAAAAGGATTGATTGGACTCTCATCCTCAAATTCTGGTTGCATTGCTTCCATAACTTTGTCAAAGATCTTCTTACCAAACTTATACAGTCTTACTGTACCCTCATTCTGAGGATTGGTAGGATCTTTTACGACATAGATGTTTGCATAGTAAGAGAGCTTACGCTTCTGTCTGCGAACAACGTCCTTGTCTGATTCATTACCACTGTTCCAGAGTTCTCTATTGTACTCTGATACAGGATCCTTTCCACCTGATGTGGTTAAAGAGTTTTCAATGTACCACCCACCAGGGCCTTGAAAGGCATGGGAGTACAACTTTGCCCAGGGAATTTCTTCTCCATCTGGTGCAGGTAAGAATCGGATAACGGCATAACCGTTTCCTGTTTTATCTAGTTCTGGTTTCCAGAGACGCTCATCAGCACCCCCACCAGAGTTATTAACCTTCTCTACTTCCTTAACTAATTTTGCTGTTAAAGAACCTAGAGAAGAAGCCTTCTTTAGACTTGCGAAAGACATTCGGATTACCTCGGATTAAATTGGATTTGGCTTGTGTACTTTGTTATTATAGGATTAAATTTAGGAGATGTCAAGGTGTTGTTTCATCATACTAACCATGTCTGTCATCTGTTTCCAGACGATATTCATATCAACATCTTTAGAAATTCCCATCATCTCTGCAGACTTGGTAATTTCATCCTTCATTCTCTTAGCATCAGGATCATCAGACAAACTCAAACGTGCATACATAATCTTTTGTTTCTCTATGAGTTTTTCTAAGATAATAATATGCCTTGACTTATCTTCATTATTCATAAAAGTAAACTGCATGAC